ATTTATGGAAGATCAACAATTTGTAAATATATTACATGTATGTAAAACTTATATAGGTTCTTTTTCTAGAGTATGGGATCATCCTTGGATATTACAAGATGCATGGGGAGTAAGAAATGATTATGGAGATTATACAAGAAATCATCGACACGGACAAAGTAATATATCAGGATTAATTTATTTAAATAGCAGCACACAAGAATTAGAATTTCCAGAATTACAAACTAAAGTTAAACCTGAACCGGGAAGAGTAGTTATTTGGGATTCTTTATTAAGGCATGAATGTAAACCAAATAGATCAGATATATCTAAATATTCTGTAGTGTTTAACATAGATTATCAAGTAGGTTACGAACATCAAGACTATCGATCTTGAAGACTGCTTATGATATAATATGGCATGCCATTAAAAAATGTACAAATACAGCCAGGATTTAATAAACAAACAACTGCTGTCGGTGCTGAAGGTCAGTGGACTGATGGAGATTTTGTTAGGTTTAGATATGGTTTACCAGAAAAAATAGGTGGATGGGCACAGATTACAGGTCAAACTTTAGTTGGTGCAGTCCGAGAACAGCTTGTATGGGCTGATTTGGATGGCAGAAGATATGCAGCTTTAGGTTCTAATAAAGCTTTATTTATTTATTATGAAAGTGCTTTTTACGATATTACACCATTGGACACTGCTATTACTGGTTGTACTTTTGGTACAACTAACGGTCTAACAGAAGTAGGTGTTAATAAAACTGCACATGGTTTAGAGGTTGGAGATTTATTTACTTTTACATCTGTAACCCCTCCCGTAGGAGCAGGATATGTTGCAGCAGATTTTACCACTAATACTTTTCAAGTAGTTACCGTACCTTCAACAGATGCTTTTACAATTACTATGGCTACGGGTGCTGGAACGACAGTATCTAACAGTGGATCAGCTGTAGTTAATCCTTATATAAAACCAGGGCCACTTACTCAATCTGCAGGTTATGGTTACGGAACTTCTACTTTTGGTGGAGCTTCTGGAGTCTTAGGAAGTTTAAATGGATCTCTAAATGATGACACCGCAGGAACGGGCGGGTCAGGAACTTCAATAACGCTTGCCTCAACAAATGGCTGGCCAACGTCTGGAACTTTTAAAGTTGGAACAGAATTTATATCTTATACAGGAGTATCATCAAATGATCTTACTGGTATTACGAGAGGTGTAGCAGGAACTCGATCTGCACACTCTTCTGGTGCTACTTGTGAATACTACACTGCATGGGGAGATGCTTCATTATCTTCCACAGTTGTACTAGACTCTGCATCTTGGTCTTTAGATCATTTTGGACAAAAACTAATTGCAACTATTAAAAATGGTAAAACATTTGAATGGGATCCTCTTAATGTATCTACTGCAGCTTTAACAACAAGAGCTACTGTAATATCAGGAGCACCTACAAAATCAGTTATGTCGATTGTTTCTGAAAGAGATAGACATTTAATTATGATTGGAACAGAAACAACTATTGGTCAAACTGCATCACAAGATAAAATGTTTATTAGATTTTCTGATCAAGAAAATATTAACGATTACACAGCTACTTCAGTAAATACCGCAGGATCTTTAAGGCTTGATTCTGGTGTTAAGATAGTTGGTGCAGCTAAAGGAAAAGACTATATTTTAATATTAACAGATACTTCTGCATACATTATGCAGTTTGTTGGCCCACCATTTACTTTTTCTCTTAGACAAGTAGGTTCTAATTGTGGTGCAATAGGTCAACATGCAATTAAATATGTTAATGGTAAAGTATTTTGGATGGGACAAGCAGGAGGCTTCTTTGTTTATGATGGTACAGTTAAATCATTACCTTGTTTAGTAGAAGATTTTGTATTTACATTTACAGGAAATAATGTGGTTACAGACAATATTGGAATTAACTACACTAATGGCGAACAAGTATATGCAGGTTTAAATCATTTGTATGAAGAAATTACTTGGTTCTATCCTAAGAATGGTTCTGATGAAGTAGACAGACAAGTTACATACAACTATGCAGAGAACACTTGGCATACAGGATCTCTAGCTAGAACTTCTTGGACTGATTCTACATTATATGACAACCCATACGCGACAGACTACGATACGACTGGTGTTCCTACGTACCCTACTATTCAAGGAGTGACAGCGGAAAACGGAGCAACAACTTATTACGCACACGAAATAGGAACTGACCAAACAGACAATGATGGTAATGTAACACAAACTATAACTTCTTACTTGCAATCTGGTGACTTTGATTTAGATATTAATGGAGATGGTCAAATGTTTATGAGTATGAGAAGGTTTATACCTGACTTTAAAAAAATAGTTGGTAATGCTAGTATTACAATAGGTCTTAAAAGATATCCTTCCTCTACCTCAGCATCATCACCCCTTGGGCCTTTTACAATTACAAGCACTACTGATAAGGTAGACACACGTGCAAGATCTAGATTTGCAAGTGTAAAGATAGAAAATTTATCTAGTGGAGAGAGTTGGCGATACGGAACATTTAGAGCAGATGTACAACCAGATGGTATGAGATAATGGAAGATTTATTACAAGCACAATACAATAATCAATTAGCTAATAGTGCAGCTGAATTATTTGACCAAAGACAAAGAGAGCAAGTTAACAACTCAGCTATGGGTATAATGAAATTAGGTTTTCAAAACTCACCAGCTATGACAGCATTAGGTGACCCTATGTCTGAATATAGTAATTTTGATGTAGGTGGCCAAACTTTTGCATATGGTGATCCTATGGCACAAGAAAAAAGTAATTTTATTGAAAAAGGTTTTTTTAATGTTAATAGAAATGCACCTGGATTTAAAGGTTCACTTGCAAGAACTGGTATTAGTGCTTTAGGTAGAGCAGCAGGATTAGGAACAATAGCTTCTTCTGCACTTGGATTTGCATTTGCACCAATAGCAGGAATAGCTAGTTTGTTTAGTGGTTTAGGTAGAAGTACATCGATTGCAGGTTATCTACAATCTAAGCGAGACGCTAAGGCTAGAAGAGATGCAGCAGCAAGAGGTGCTAGAAAACAAGGTTTAAAAGCTCTGGCAAAAACTTATCATGAAATTGGACAAAACAGAGATGGAGGAGGTCACCCAGGAGGATCTACAGCAGCGGCTGGTGCAGCGGCTCAGGCAGCAGATGATAGTGCAGCTGGAGCAGGAGGTTACTAATGGCTAAAGTAGATATTTATGTTCCTGAACCAACACCAACTTATACTGAAGAAAATCAAAGACAAGTAGCACAAACTTTACAAACACTTAAAGATAAGTTAAACACAAGTTATCAACACGAACTTAAAAATGAACAAAACACTTTTAACTATTTTATGTCATGACAATAAGATACAAAAGCGAAACATTTGATTTAACTACAACAAACATCACGACAGTTTTAACGTGTCCATCAGATGCAACTATTATAGTAAAAGCTATTCAAGCTAGTCATCAGGCTGCATCAAATGTGGATGTTGATGCTTTTTTACAAAAATCTGGTGGGTCAGATGTAGAGATTAGTCATGCTCAACTAAATAAAAATTTTATAAACATGGTTAGTTCAAGTTTAAATATGGAAGCTAGTGATGTTTTAAAAGTGCAAGCAGATACTGCTAATCAAATTACAGGATCTGTTAGCTATGCTCTTATAGATAGATCTCAAGAGAATGGCTAAACAAAAATTTACAAACTTTGTACCAAGACCACAACCTAGGAAGAGACCTAGACGTCACACCAAAAGTCTTAACAAAAGTAAGAAAAGATGTTTTAAAAAATACAATCGGCAAGGACGTTAGTGCATATTACTAATTTTCAAAACAACAATATTAATAATCCTTTTAATCCACATTATTCATATCATATATATGAAGATGATTTACCTTTAGATACAGAAGTATTAAGTGAGTTTTTATTACACAAAGAAAAACAACTTATAAAAGAACATCCACCACATGATAATGGTGGTACAGGATTAAGTGAAAATAGTGTTACAAGTAGATTTATATATTACAACTTACTCGAGTTTCCTGAGTGTGGCTTTCTTAAAAATCATATAAGAAAAGCACACGATACATTTTGTAAGTTTTTAGAAGTAGATATACACGAATCATATTATGTTCAATGTTGGTTTAATGTAATGAGAAAAGGCGAAGAAATTAAATTACATAATCATGCAGAGGATAATACAGGTTATTTGAGTGGGCATATATGTGTAAAAGTTGCAGATACTACAACAGATTACGAGGTACCTTATTTTAAAACATCGTATAGATGTAAAAATACACCAGGAAAAATAACTTTATTCCCAGGTTGGCTTTCACATAAAGTAAGCACTATAGAAAAGGACGATGTAAGAATAACCATAGCGTTTGACATAAGAACTCAAAGCTCTTATATTCAACACGTTAACGATAAATTAAAAAATCATTGGATTAAAATATGAGTGATGAACTAATAAAAATACCTGCTAAAGCAGTAGAAATAGTAAAACATAAAAGAACTGGTAAGGTATATGCAGATAAAGCTGAATTTGATGCAGATGTTGCAGACCCTAATACAGATACAACCGCAGAGGACTTCAGACAAGACTTAGAAATAACAGTTGCAAAACTTTCTATGTTTGGTAAAACCAAAACATAATGAATCCTAGAGGTGGTACCGAGTTGCAAATGGAAATGCTTTACAAGCATTGTCCTAAAGAGCTGTTAGATAAAACACAAATCTGTACTTCTATACCTGGTAAAGTACCTATTGATCCAAATAAACTAAATATACTTTGGCAAAAAAATTCATATGACCAATCAAACTTACAAGAATTTTTTAACAATCCTTTTAAACATTCTGATTATGATTGGTATGTATTTAATTCACATTGGAATTATGAAAAATTTAGAATGGCTTTTAATATTCCACAAGAAAAATCAATAGTAATTAAAAACGGTTGTACAAATTTTCCAGAAAGAAAACCTTATATAAAAGGCCAACCAATTAAAATAATACATCATTCAACTCCTTGGAGAGGATTAAACGTACTGTTAGCAGCAATGCAACTTGTAAAGAATCCATTAATTACTTTAGATGTTTACAGCAGCACAAAAGTATATGGTAGTGAGTTTAGTCAAGCACATGAAGCTACTTATCAGCCTTTATTTGATCAGGCTAAATCTTTACCTAATGTAAATTACATAGGTTATGTACCTAATGAACAAATATTAGAAAAAATTACTGACTATCAAATGTTTGTATACCCAAGTATATTTGAAGAAACATTTTGTATATCAGCTTTAGAATGTATGTCCGCAGGACTACATGTTATAACTACAAACTTTGGAGCTTTATTTGAAACTTGCTCTGAATGGCCAGTATATGTCAATTATGATTCCAATGTAGAAAACTTAGCAAGAGCAACTGCACATGCAATAGAAACAGCTGCTACATATCTACACGAACAACCTGTACAAGATCATCTAGCAGAACAACAAAAATTTTTTAAAAAGTTTTATAGTTGGAAGAAAAAAGGTTCAGAGTGGGAAAACTTTTTAAAAGGTGCAATCCATGCAAAAGGTCTATAAACAATTTAGTGACGAAAAACTAGATTTCAATCAACTAACTAACTTAATATCTGAAGATCATTTTAAGTCTAAACAATCTAGTAAATGGCTAGAGAACTTTGTACTCCAAGGCACAATAGTCATAAAAAATGTGGGTGCACATCCTGCTTTTAATTCTTTAATAAATAAAATTATTAATCAATTTAAACTAAAATTTAAATCAATGGATATAGATTTATATGTAGGGTTTACTCAAGGTGCAACATCTAATATACATCGAGACGACTATGATGTTTATCTATATAATTTGTATGGAAATGTTATTTATAACATTAATAAAGAAAACTATATGTTAGAAGAAAAAGATTTAATTACAATTAAACAAGGAGACATACATCAAGCAATTGGTTTATCTCCTAGAATAACATTATCGTTAGGAATTTATGATTAAAGATATAGGACAAAAGGTTAATAGAGAAGGTGCGGCTAAACCTATTTGGATAGGTAAATCAAGTGTACCACATATATATGTAGCTACGCCTGTTCACGATCAAGTTAGTATTCATTTCACACAATCTATACTAGACTTTCAAAAGTATTGTTTTCAAAACAAATTAAAAGTAACTTTTCAATTAGTTAAATCATCATTAGTAACCCAAGGCAGAAACTTATGTGTTGCAGATTTTTTAACTTCCGGTGCTGACTATTTATTATTTATTGATTCAGATATTGAATTTGAACCAGGCACCATTCAAGCTATGATAGACAAAGACAAAGAGCTTATATCAGCTCCATACCCATTGAAAAATATTAATTGGAAAAAAGCATTTGAAAAGATTCAAGCAGGAGATGTTAAAACATTAGAAGATCTTTCTAACGCAATCTATCAATATCCACTTAGAGTTCCAAATGAACACGATATAAGTATGCATGAAGGGATAATAGAAGTAACTCATGGTGCTACTGGTTGTATGTTAATAAAACGTAGTGTTTTTGATAAATTAATGAAAGCTTATCCTGATAAAACTATTGTTCAAAAAACAGTTATGAATGGTGAACTAGTTGATAAAGATAACCTATGGAATTTCTTTGATACTTTATACGATTCAAAGACTAAAATGTATATGGGTGAGGACTTTGCTTTCTGCAAATTATGGAAAGATATAGGTGGTAAATGCTATAGTTACGTACTAGACCCAATTACCCACGTAGGCGAATTTAAATATAGTGGAAGGTTCGCTGATGAGTTGATAATCAATAAGTAAAATGGTATTATTTACCATTTAAAGATCTTTAAGGAGAACGTTTATAAATGTTACAATTTTTACCCTATGCACTTGCCGCCTACGGAGGATACAGAGGTTATAGAGATGCTAAGAAATCTGGGGCTTCAGGAATAGGAAGATTATTATCGGCTGGTACAGGTGCCGCTATGGGCTACTATGGAGGTAAAATGATACCAGGTGTATCTACATCTGGATTTACTCCATTTACATCAACAGCTTTTGGTCAGTCACTTCCTTTTGTTGGTGCAACACAATCAGCAGCAGCACAAACTGGTGGATTATCTGCAATGCAACAAGCACAAATTGCAAGTAGCGGAGCAGATCCAGGATTAGCATTATCTCAAATGCCAGCAGGAGGTGAAGGAAACCCAACTGATCCAAGAAGTTTTTTACAAAAAATGTTTTATAAAAAAGATGCACCATCAGAAGTAGATCCATTAAAATTATTTGCAGGTGTATCTGGACTAAGTTATGCATCAGGTGCTTTTGAACAAGGCCCAGTAGATATGTATCAACCTACATACAATATAGCTTACAAAGAATTTGCAGAGAAAAGACCTAACTTTAAATATATAGATCCACAAACTGGTGATGAAAAAAATTACGAAAAAGTTTACATACCTGAAGGTAATGTTGAGGGCAATCCATATCAAATGGTTAAATCTAGATTAAGAGAAGGTGGGTTAGCTGAAATAAAAAAATTTAATGAGGGTGGTATTAATTATTTACCATCAAAAACATCTCATGACGAGTATGATTCTAACAATTATGTTAGAGCAACTGGTTATGTAGAGGACGGATCCGGAACAGGAGACAAAGACGAGGATACGATGTTAGCTCAATTAGCAGACGGAGAGTTTGTAACAAGAGCAGACGGTGTATTAGGTGCTGGTTTAATAGCTGGAGCAAATCCTACAAGCATAAAAGATATGCGAGAAAAAGGTGCGGCTTACTTCTATGAACAGCAAAAAAGATATAAAAGAATTTTTGACTTAATAGGAGAAGCACGTGGCACGAGCAGCAAAAAAAATTAAACCATCAGTAAATATTGTACCTGTTCTACCTAAAGACGTAGAAAGATTTTGGCCTTTAGCTGAATTTATGATTAAAGAAGCGTTAATTTATTCTGGAAGATATGCAGAATCTTCTGACATATATAGTCTATTATTAAAAGATGAGGCACAACTATTTGTTATGTTTGGATCTGATGAAACAGAAGAGAATAAAGTATTTGGTATAGCTGTAACAAGAATAGGTTCTATGCCTAATTACGATCAGTTAGAAATTATTATATGTACAGGTAAAAGAAGAGAGCTATGGGAAGATAAAATTGTAGCTCATATAACTAACTTTGCTAAACAAAACAAATGTAAAAGACTTTGCATTTGGGCAAGACCTGGTTGGGAAAAAGTTTCCAAAAAATGGGGATGGAAGAAAAAACACGTTCAACTAGTAAAGGATATTAAATGAGTTTTGTAAGTAATTTATTTGGTGGAGGCGGTGGAGCACCAGCATCAACTCCTGCATCTCAAACACAATTTGTTAGAGAAGCTCCAGGTATAGAAGAAAGAAAACTTGAGTTGATGGATATCGCGAGACAAGTTTCTCAAGATCCAATTAAATTACCTGGTATACAAGTTGCCGGATCTGGTCTTGGATCAGCTTTACAACAACAAGGACTAACGGCTGCCGGAACAACAGGTGCGGGTGCTGGAACTGTTAACCAAGGTATAGCACAAGTATTAGGTGCAGCAGCTCCTGTAGGTCAATCACAAATAAATCAATTTTTAAATCCTTATCAATCTTATGTTACTGATGAAATTGGAAGACAAGGACAAATCATGCAAAACCAACTATCGGCACAGGCAGTTAATCAAGGTGCTTTTGGTGGAGGACGTGAGGGTGTTCAACAAGCGGAATTACAAAATAGAATTTTGGAAGCTCAGGGTAGAGCTAATGCTCAAGGATTTGGAACTGCATTAGGTGCAGCTCAAAGACAACAACAATTAGGTATGGCTGCTGGTCAACAATTAGGAAACTTAGGTGCTGGTCAACAACAAATGGCTCAAGCAGATATTAATCAACTAATGGCTTCTGGTGGAATTCAACAGCAATTAGCTCAACAAGCACTTGATGCACAAAGACAAACTACTTTACAACAACAATACGAGCCTTACCAAAGAGCAGAGTTTCTTGCAAACTTATATGCTGCAGGGCCTAAATCACAGTCTGGAATTACGATGACAACACAACCTGGCACAAGTCCATTAGCACAATCTATCGGAACAGGATTAGGAGCATTCACGGCATACCAAGCTGGACAACAACAATAGGAGGATTAATGTCAATTAATAATGTTTTAAATCGTCCTATTTTTAGAAAACAAGCTTTACGTAAAGGTCATCTTAAAGTAATCAAAGCGAATACTGGTACTTATACAGGAAGTTATCTTCCACTAGATCCAAGAACATCAACTCCTAAAGGCCCTGGTTTTTTTTCAAAGCTAGGTTCTGATATAGGTGGAGTAGGAAGAAATATTAAAGACCCAAGATTTTTAATTAATGCTCCTTTTGGTATGGGTGGTGCTACTACTAGAACTGCAGGAGCATTTGGGTTGTACCCTTTAATTGGTGAAGCAACAAGAAAATTAGGAATGACAGGCGTTGGAAAAGATGTTGCAGATTTAGGTATATCTGCAGCGTTATCAAGAAATCCATATGCTGTTGGTGCGGGATTATTATATGGTGGTTATAGAGCAGCACGTCCTGTTATCGGAAGAGGAGTAGATTTAATTAAAGAAAGACCACTAGGTACAACTGCATCTAATGCAAGTTTTATGCCTGGTATTGAAGGTGTGTTAGGTAAACCAATTAATCAAGTATCACTAGAAGAAATGGTTAAGAATAATCCTAAAGGAAGACCAATAAATAAACCGGGTGAAAGAAATAAAATAGCATCAGGAAGAGGTGCAGGAGATAAAGAAACTGCTGTTGGATATAAACCATTTGATGATGCTGTTGCAGGAGTTACAGATAATTTAACTGTACCTGATAATATGGCTGAATTACCTGGAGAGCCTAAAGTTGATATAACTAAAGTAGTAAACAACATCGCACCAGTGCCACCGGAAACAGGTATTACTGCAGATGCTCCACCACCTAAAAAGGATACTAAACTTGCAAAAATAGAAACACAAGAAACTGAACAAAAACCAGGTGGAACACAATCTGCTGGTGACATTGTTACATCAGCAAATGAAAATTTAAACCAACCAACTAGAATAACTTCTGCAGATGGTGCACAAGTTACAGATGATATTATTGCAAGAGCAAGAAAAATAAGAACAGAATTAATGCAAGGTCAATCATCGCAAGCTAAACTTGTATTCTTAGCTAACTTAGCTTCTGGATTAATGTCTGGTACTACAAGCAAAGCTGGTATTGGTGGAGCTATGGAAGTATTTGGTAGAGCTTTAGGCCCAGCTGTAAATAATTATGCAATGATTAAACTTAAAGAAAATGAATTACAAAATGAATTTATGCAGAGTGCATTAGAGATTGCTTCTGATGAAATGGATAGAAAAAACAAAGCTTATGAATATCCTGAAGGAGACCCAGGTGTTGTTCAATTTTTTAACGAAAATGGAAAAACGGTTAACATGACAGGAATTAGATTAAAAGATGGTACAGTACAAGTAGCTATGCCAGGACAGTATGATCAAAATGGAAGAAATGTTTATAGAACAATTCCACCAGGACAATACAATAGATTTGCAAAAAATGATGAATTAGCTAAACCACAAATAGAATTGTTAAAAGAACTAGAAGGTAAGTACAGAGCTTATGCATTAGGACAAAAATCAATTAATATTCTTAGAGAGTTTCAAGAAAAAGGTGAAACTGGAGCAGGGCCAGTTGGACGATTCAATTTATTTAGTCAAAGATTAGGAAGTGCGTTTGAAGATATTACAGGAAGAAAAATGTATGACTCTGCAGAAGCAGCTAATGAAAGATTACAGTTTGAAAGAGATAAATTAATAAATGACTTAATGGTTGGAGAAGATTTAGAAAGAAAACAAGCTGAGAAAAAAGTAGACAGTTTACTTGGAGACTCAGTTGTTAAAGATAAAATTATGAAAGCTATCCAACAAGCTACTGGTGAAGAAGATAAACAGAAACTTTCTCAATTAGCTATTAACGAAACGGTGATGGTTTACGCGTTAGCGAACTCATTAAAATCAAAAGACCGTTTAACAGAAAAAGATATTAAGATGGCTAAAGAACTTGTAAACATCTTCCCATTATTAAGAGGTCAAAGAGATGTAATTAGAGATTTATCATCAGTGAATAATACAATCCTAGGAGATATACAATCTTTAGAAAATCAATGGAGAGATGGATTACTTGGAGAAACTGGAACATTAGATAATTTCAAAAGAAAATATGGAATTACTTCAGGAACAGGTGATCAACCAGAAGAATTAACAAACCCATTCACTGATAAATCAACTAAAGAATTATTGGAGATGTTCTAATGGCTACATCAATAAAAGCATTACAGAAAAGTTTAGATGACAAAAGTTTAGATCCATCTAGATTATCAAAAGAACAAAGACAAATTATAGATACTTTAATTGAAAGAGGTGATCTTAAAGGCCCATCAATGGGCGAACTACAATCACAAAGAAGTTTTGCTGCTAAAAATATAGCAAGAGAAGAAGAATACCTTAAAGATCCAATTGCGGCAGCTTTAGCAGCAGAAGATAATCCTTACTTTGTAAAAGGCAGACCAACTGCAGAATTAGCAGGTGACCTATCAGGATCAATTGCACCATACTTACTAATGAGAAAAAAAATATATGGTGCCGCTAAATCAGGAAACTTATGGCAAAAAGGCCCTGGCTTCTTTAAGAAAGCTGCAGATAAATTAGCAGATAAGATGCCTGGCAGATTAAAATTATTTGGTGGTGCTCTTAAATTACTTGCAAGAGTAGCTGATGCTCCAGCTAAAGTAGTTAAAAGTCCATTAGGTAGAGCTGAGTTATATTCAGTTATGGGAGGTACAGCAGGTGCTGGTGTAGGTTCTGTTACTTATGATGTATTAAATGAACAAGCAGGAACTTTAATTGCAAGTACAATTACAGATGAGTTTGCAGATATACCTCAACAAAAAATAGATAACGATATTTTATTAAATGCTGCAGATGCAACTAAGAACGCTTTAATGTGGAACGCAGGAGCTGCTGCACTTACACCATTTATTTCAGGGCCAATAGGTAAATTAGGTTCTAAATTATTTGGCACTAAAGGTGCTAAGGCAAAAGAGTTGGCACAATATGCAAGAGATAAAGGATTACCTTTACCACTTAACACTGCGATTGAAGATGGAGTTTTATCTGGTGTAGGTAAAGATTATTTTAAAACAGTTGGTGTATTTCCATTTATATCTGGTATTGGAAGAGAAGCTTTACAAGGTGCTGAACAAGCTGCAGGTAAACAATATTTAAATTCATTAGCAAAATTTGCACCTATCATGAAAACATCCGCATTATCTTCTTCTATTTATAATCAAGCAGCTAAAGTATTTGCTGATAGATCTGCATTAATTGGAGCTAAGTATAAAGCATTTGATACATTAGCTGAAACAGTTGGTAACCCTAAAGTTATTCCAATGGAAAATTTAAAAAGAATATCAACAGAATTTTTAGATCAAAATAGACAAATGTTTCCTAATATGGATAGATTTATATCTGATGGTGTTAATCCACAAAAGATAAATGAAATTTTAAAAATGTCAGGTGATCCACTTAATCTTTTTATGCAAGCAGTAAAAATGATGGGTGATGAAATGATTACTCCTAAACAATACGGTGGTTTAATGAAAATGATGAACCGAGCTATTGAAGGAACACAATATCAAAATATAAGAGCTTCTGTATTTGGGTTAAGAGAAGCTATGGAAAATGATTTAAATTCATTTGGTGCAAAATTGACAAAAGATACTTTTTTAAAAGATGAAGGTATTAAAACTGCGTACGAAGAAATGTCTAAAGGCCAAGGTAAAGAAGTAGCAGAATCATTTTTAAACAACAACTTAAGAGATGCTGAACAACTTTATGCTAAACTATATGATGCTAATGCAACCTTCTCTGCATCTATGGGTTTTTTAAAGAAAGCAGGTGGTCTTGTAGGTAAAATGAGAGGGTTTGATCAAAATTTATTTACATCACAAGGTGTAAATGGAATCTATGGAATGCAAAGATTTCCTAGAGATAAGATGTTTCAAACTATGGAAAGAGATGTGTTTGCATCTAACTCACCTGAAGCTATTGAACAATTCAAAGTTATTATTGGAGCTGCAGGGCCTAAAGCTTCTGACAATGGAAAAAGATTATTTGAAGCTGCTAAAGCAAGATATATGTTTAATGCATTCTTAGGATCATTTGATTCAGCAGGAAGTCCAGCTGCACAATCAATCTTTAAAGATGTTGTTGGTGAATCACTTGGTGTTAAAGCAGGAACTGAATATGCACAAGATGCTATGAGAGCAATAGGTTCAGAAGCTATGGAAGCAAGAAGAGGTTTTAGTATAGATGATGTAAAACTAAACAATGGTATTTATGATTTAAGTCAAATTAGATTTAGTCCAAAAGACTTTGCTGATTTTAATATAAACAAATTCATGAACAAGTTAGGTGTAGGAGAAGCTACAGCAGACTTAGGTAGAGCTAAAATGGCTAGCTTACTAGGTAGAGATGGTGCTCAAGATTTCTTTAAATTCGCTAACTATATGAAAGCAGTTTCGGATGTACCTTTATCCGATACATCTACCTTCTTACAGAGAAGAATGACACTCGGGTCATTTGGATCTGTAGCTGGTGGTATGTTTGTAGGTGCGGGTATGTTTGCAGTAAATCCTTTCGCTCCTGCAATATTTTTATTATTAGCTAGACGTGCTGGTAAAATGTTAACAGACCCTACTGCATTAAGATATATGAATGATGCATTAGGTGTAGATGAATTAGTACAAGGTCTTAAAGGAAAAGGTATAGGAGTAGATGGTAAATTTAAAATAAGAAGTATCAATCCTAAATTAACAGCTGCAGGCTTAACTCAGAAAAGAGAAGCGTTTGCAAGACTTGCAAACTATATGGCTGATGAAGATAAAGATTTACCAAGGGTAAATCCTAAAGATGTAGATCCTAAAGCTATCCAAGAAAAGTTATTAAATATGTCATACAATATTGAACAACCTAGATACGATGATAAAACAATACCAAAAGATACACTTGAAGCTATGTTTGCTCAAGATTTTGCAAAAAGCTCGGGTAACGTTAATACAGATAATCAAATGGTAGACTATATTAAATCAACTATGGTTAATCAGGAAGCTGTTGAAATTGATCAAGCAGCTAGAGATGAAGAAGCTGATCAAGCAGGTATAACTGATGATATGGAGTTAGCAGATGTTGGACAAGCTGTTAATAATAATCAACAACCTATGGTAGCACCGGCTACCGGACAAGTAGATGCTAATCAATTTCAAGCATTATTTCCTAACGATCCAACAGGAGCTGCAATAGCACAAAGAGGAGTTAAACGTGGCTAGAAAATCTGCATTAGATAGAATAGATAATCACGAAAAGATTTGCAGATTAATGCAAAAGCAGACTTTTGATAGAATCGATAGAATGGAACAAAGAATAAATAGAATAGAAAAGATTATTGTAGGCGGAATGTTTGCAATATTTATGGCTGTACTTTCCAACCATTTGTAGTATGAATGACTAATGGAACTAGTCAGAAAATATCCCTATAAACATTATAATAGATTTTCAGATACAACCGGGCGTAAATATTTAGTTGGTGAAGCCAAAGTACCTTCAGTAACTACAATCTTAGGTGCTACTAAAGATCAAAAGTTTTTAGACAACTGGAGAAGACGTGTGGGTAATGAAGAAGCAGATCGTATAATGAGACAAGCTAGTTCTATTGGAACTGAGATGCACCAAGTATTAGAAGATACATTAACAGGACAAGGTTATTATAATGATACCCCTGAGGGAACAAAACCTAGAATGATGGCTAAAATTATTTTAGATAATATTAAGTTATCTGAAGTATGGGGTAATGAAGTTAGTTTAGAATATAAAAATTTATTTGCAGGAACATGTGATTTAGTTGCCATGGCTTATGATAAACCATCTATCGTTGACTGGAAACAAGCTAACAAATTTAAAAAAGAAGAATGGGTAGAAGATTATAAATTACAATTGGGTGCTTATTATTTAGCACACACATTAAACTACGGCCCTATAGAACAAGGAGTTATATCTATCTGTACAAGAAATCTACAATACCAAGAATTTAAATTATCTGAAGCCGACCTCAAAGAGTACGGCGAAAAATTCTTAGAACGTTTAAATACTTTTACTGAGTTGCAAAATAAGCAATAGTCAGCAAAGCTATTTCTATTAAAATTATACTTTCAATCATATTAACCAACTTTTTAATTCTTCTTCTCCTAATGTTTTTGCAGCAACTCTCCCTTTATTTGTTAATGACTTCATGATAGCCTCATCTAATGTACCACGTGCTACAATATCAATATAAACAACAGTTCCTTTTTGGCCCATTCTATGAGCACGGTCTTCTGATTGCATACGCACTTCTAAATTATAATTATTAGAATAGTAAATAACTGTATTGCAAGCAGTAAGTGTAAGACCAAAGCCACCAGTTGTAGGGTTACCCACAAAGAATCTTGTCTTGTCATCTTTTTGAATTCTACGTATTGCTTCTTGTCTATCTTCTACTGAAGTAGCACCATAGATACTTACTACAGAATCTTCACCATATTTGTTTTTAAGAAACTGTATAATTTCTTCTAGGTTGTGGATGTAGTTGGCCCAGATAATAACCTTACCATCTGTTTCTTCAAGAATATCTTCCAACGCTTGTAGTTTATGATTGTGCAAGTTAAGTATTTTACCATCATCATCTTTAGTAAACCCATTACAAACTTGATGCAGTTTAATAATTTCAGTAAGTTTATTAGAAAAACTAATAGTGCTATCTTCAACTATAGCTAGAGCATTGATTCGCAGCTTTTCATATATTCTTTTAGCCTCACCTTCTAATTCAATATATCTTTTCTGCCTTACTTTAGGTTCTAGATCTAAACATTGGTCTTTACGAACCCTAGAAGAAAAGCCTTTTAGTTTATTTTCTAGCTCTTGTAAGTTTTTGTAATATTTTGGGATACTAATATATCTACCAGAACCCACTGGAATATCACCCATTTCAGCATATCTGTTTCTGAATGTTAAGTAGCTGCTAAAGCCTAAAAGTTGTGGATTTAAAAATTGACATTGTGTATATAGATCCAATGGAGATTTTGTTATTGGCGATCCTGTTAGTATACGCCTTATGGCGGATAGTGTTCGTAATTTTAATATGTTTTTTGTTCTTTTTGCTGTTCGGTTCTTTATGGTTGTGGATTCATCCAACACTACCATATTTCGGGGTCTTTTAGATAAGTAATTAATACAAGCATCAAAACCTCTCTTAGTAGATAAAGCCTCTACATTAATAAGAAAGATATTTAATAATTTAGTTTTATCTTTATTTTTTTTATCTATATTCCATCTGTAAATATAATATTCAACTTCATCAGGTAAATGTGTTTCTATTTCTGTTTGCCATACTGTATAAACTGATTTAGGTGCAATAATTAAACACGAATCAATTTTATTTTGTAAATACAACCAAGCAATGTTATCAATAGTAACTTTAGTTTTGCCTGTGCCCATTTCCATAAAGTAAGCAAACTCAGATTTATGTGCAGATATCTTAAGTGCTTCCCTCTGATGTTCATAGGGTTTTGTTTTGTACGGGTATTTCCACATCGAACAAATTAATAAACTTTCTTCTTGCATTGGTCAACAATTTATTTATAAGCGTTTCCAGGAGGAATAAATATGGATATCGAAAAAATGTCAAAAATCGACATAGATCAGGATCAGATTAAATCTATTTCTGATCAGTGTCAAAAACTTAGCGGTCTCCGACTCCAAATCGAACAGCGTGAAGAAGAAATCTCAAAACTAAAATCTCAAGCAAGAGATTTAGAAGAGAGAACTATTCCAGATATGATGCAAGAAGCAGGTGTGTCTTTGCTTAAACTTAAAGATGGTTCTACTGTAGAAGTAAAACCTTTTTATGCAGCTAAGATTCCTGAGTCTAGGATTGAAGAAGCCTTCAGTTGGTTGAGAGGTAATGGTCATGAAGATTTAATTAAGAATACTATTACTACTCAGTTTAGCAGAGGCCAAGACAATCAAGTGTCTGAACTTATAAGTGTTTGTGAGAAGTTTGGTTTCAACTATAATCAAAAACAAAAAGTTGAACCGATGACTCTTAAAGCATTTGTTAAGGATCAAGTTGAACAAGGTAAAGAAATACCCTTCGATATGTTTGGAGTGTATATCGCTAATAAAACTAAAATAACTAACAAAGGATAAGTATGAATAACGGTGAAAAAACAACGAAAGACGTTGAAGTAATAGCTAAAAAAGGAGGAGCTTTAGCTGCAGTAAATTTAGAACAATTTGCTGATACTGGCTTTGATAATGTTGATGCTAAATCAGTAGCATTACCATTTTTAAAAGTGCTAGGACAATTATCTCCTCAAGTAACACAAGGTGATAGTCAGTTTATCGAAGCTGCTAGACCAGGTATGATTTATAATACTGTAACGAACCAACTTTATAATGGTCAAAATGGTATTACAGTTATACCTTGTTATTATAAATTAGAGTATATCGAATGGAAAGACAGAGACCAAGGTGCAGTAGCACCAGTAAATGTTTATCCTGCAACATCAGACATCATGTCTAAAACAACAAGAGATGATAATGGTAAAGATAGACTTGAAAATGGCAACTATGTAGAAGAAACAGCTTCTCACTATATTTTAATATGTGAAGATGGTTCTCAATCAACTGCATTGGTTACTATGAAATCCACTCAAAGAAAAAAATCTAAGAAGTGGAACTCTATGATGATGTCTTTAAGACAGAAAAAAGCTGATGGTAAAGGTTTCTTTAAACCTGCTCCATTCACGCAGCAATATAAAATGCGAACTGTTTTAGAGAAAAATCAGTTAGGATCATGGTATGGCTGGGAAATAGAACATATTGGCCCTGTGGCTGATAAGACTGTTTTAGAAGCAGCATTCGGCTTTTACGAAACTTGTAAAAAAGGATCAGTAAAAGTTAATCATGGAAAAGAAGAACAACAGGAAAAAACACCCTTCTAATCTATGAGTCTACTTGACAAAACCTTGGAAGAGTTTGTACAACTCTTCCAGGGCTCATCTACATATTTTGGTGCATCTCAGCCTATAGGAAGTAAAAAACCGAACGGCAAAAATGAATTCAAACATTGGGTTGAACCAAAACCAATGACGTTAGATCATTGGAAACAACATTTAAAAGGAGAAGCATACTATGGAAGCGTTCCAATTAGAGATGATAATACATGCTCTTGGGGGGTCATCGATGTTGATCGTTATAATATACAGCATAAGGACGTTATATCGGTTATACGGAAAAGACAGTACCCACTCATCCCGTTCAGATCGAAATCCAACGGATTACACTTAGTATTATTTATTGATGGAGTCGTTGCTGCATCAGCAATGCGTAAGAAACTAATAGAGATAGCCTCAGACTTAGGAATCAACGACACAACAACAGACATCTATCCTGCTCAAGATGAAGTAGATCTATCTCCTGAAAAATGGGACGACAAAAGAAAAGGTAACTTTGTAAACTTACCATATCAAAAAGCACATATGACAACTCGTGTTGCTATGGATGACAATGGTAACGGAATTAAAATAGAAAATTTATTTGAATTTGTAAAACCTTACAGATTAAAACCAGCAGACTTTAAAAAATTAAAAATATTTCAAGATGATGAAACTAAAGATTACCCACCTTGTGTAATTAACTTTATGAAAAACAGAGTGCAAAAAGGTGAGGGTAGAAATGATGCTATGTTTAACGTAGCAGTATTAGCAAAAAAAATAAATCCTGATCCAGTTATGTATGAAGATTGGACTAGAAATATGATGACTAAAGTTTGTTCTGAAAACTTACATCCTAAAGAGTTGCAAAATATTTTTAAAGGTGTAGAAAATAAAGAATATGCGTACAAATGTAAAACGTCAATCGCTAGAATGCACTGCGTATCATCTACTTGCGTTAAGCGTAAGTTTGGGATTGGAACTAATGAAGCGTTACCCGAAGTAGGAAAACTTTTAAAAGTTAATTCTTACCCTGAACCTTATTGGATATTACCCATCCAAGGTAAATCAATTAGATTATCTACTAAACAATTATATCAACAGCAGCTATTAGGGGAAGCATTGCTTAATTATGATATAGTTTGGCGTACTTTAAAGCCTTCTAAAAGAGACCCTGACCCTTACAGAGATTGGCTAGAAGAGTTAATATCTAACAAACAAGACATGGAAGGATTTGATGCAGCAGAAGAAATGGGTGATGTATTTAATTCTAGAATGTCTAGGTTTTTGGAAGATGTTGAAGATACAACTGAGTTTGACCAAATTGATAATGGTAATATTTGGAAGGATGATTCTGAAATGAGATTTAAATTAGAAACATTTAGACAATTTATTAAAAAAATGGGTTATAACTGGTCAGAAAAAGATTGTACTAAATTTTTAGAATCGGGAGGTGCTAAACCTAAAAAGAAATTTCAAGCTATTGATAGCAGACATTGGGTTGTAGCATTACCAAAACAAATGGAACACAAAAATAAAAATGTCAAATTTACTAAAGCAAAAGCTGCATGGGAAGACAGTTAAAATATTTGGCCCTCCAGGGACAGGTAAAACTGAGAACCTTTTAAAACGAGTACAAAGATACTTACGACAAGGTTATTCACCTGATGAAATATGTTATATATCATTTACTAACAAAGCTGTTGACGAATGTGTAAGTCGTGTAAGAAAAAAATTTAAAGAGTATGATGAAGATGACTTTAAATATTTTAGAACCCTACATAGTTTAGCAAGACAACAATTTGCAGAGATTCCTGTACTAGATCCTAAAGTGGATATGATTACGTTTCATACACAATATGGAACTGTAAAAGTAAATTTTAAAGAAGGTCATGATGAGCAAAAAGTTTATAACAATTGGTCGCTACAAATTTATGACAGAGCTAGAAACATGAAAGTAGATCCTGTGTGGCTGTACAAACAGCAGCCAAGAAAAGCTGTAAGGTTGCAGCAATTCAAATCTATTATTGCAGGTTATGAAGAATTTAAAACTATGGAGTTAGAAAATGGACAACGGACACCGGACAGATTAGATTTTACTGATATGATACAAAAATTTATTGATGATGGTTTATCAATACCTTTTAGAGTCTTAATGGTAGATGAAGCTCAGGATTTAACACCTTTACAATGGGACTTGGTTGTTAAGTTAGCGGCACAAGTACATAGAGTTTATCTAGCTGGAGATGATGACCAGGCTATTTATGAATGGAATGGTGCAGATGTAGAACACTTTCAAACTTTTCCAGGTCGTAAAGTTATATTAAAAAAATCTGTAAGACTTAATAAAAATGTACATTTCTTTTCTAAATGTATTTTAAATTCTATGGGAGATAATAGAATAAAAAAAGAATTTATATCTAATGGTAAAGAAGGATCTATTCATAGATGGAATGGATTAAAAAAAGTACCTTGGGACATGGAAGGATCTTGGATGGTACTTGCTAGAATAAACGATGTAAAAAAAGAATTGCAGCAAGAAGCAAGAAATCTTTCATTATATTATCAAGATGTAAAAGGTAATAGATCATTTGATACTAATCAATTTTTAGCTATTGAGTATTGGAATAAAATTAATCAAGGTGGATCTATAACAAGAGAAGAAGCAACAGTAATGTATGAGTTTCTTTTAAACATAGATCACGGCTACCGGTCAGCGGACAGCAAAAAATGGAGCTTTGCTCATCCGAATCAGGTGTTTAATTTTGACGAATTACATTTGAGGTGTGGTATGAGAGATCAAAAAAGCAGCTGGGAAGATGCTTTTAAAAGAAAATTTAAGGAAAAAGATAAGTTGTATTTTAAAAAATTAATGAAAGAGGGTATAGATTTAAACTTGCCACCAAAGATAATTATAGATACTATTCACCAAGTCAAAGGCGGAGAAGCTGATAATGTAGTTTTAGCAAGTAAATGTAATTATCCTTCTCATTTTGAGAAGAAAAACTTAATGGATAAAGTAAAAGAACTTAGAGTTTGGTATACAGGTGCAACAAGATCTAAAGGTACGTTGCATTTATTAGGCACCTATCATCAATATAACTTTCCATTAGGTAAATACTTTAAACTTTACGAGGCAAACTATGTTTAGAAAATTAATAATACAAGCACTAGAAGATAAATATAATGCACAAATATCTAAAGCCGAAGCTACTATAAAAATATATTTTGAAAAACCAGTAGCTATTGGTGAACATCCACAACACGTTGACGAATGCGATAAATTAATAAATGAAATAGCTCAAGCACAAGAAAATTTAAAAATTATAAGAGACTTTGATTATGATTGAAAAGTATATAATGAAAGGCAATATTATACCATCTAGCATATGCGATATGCTAATAGAAAGGTCAAAAGAATTAGAGTGGGAAAAACATTTATGGCATAATAATAATAGAAATGAGTTTCATGACAGAGATACAGAGGGTGTTATCTGTTCTTATATGCCTGATGATTTATGTGGATTGCTGCA